TTGCATGAAATCATTCGCAATGATGAAGATTATGATGATTGGGACTATGGAACAGAACCAACTTATGGAAAAATGATTTGAGAACTATTATAGATATAGTAAGTATTTCAAACATTTGATGGCACTTCAAATTTCTAGAGCATTTAAAGATATTAGTTTATCTTTTGCTAGAAATCCAATCACAAATGATGTGACAATTTTAAAAAATGAAGATGCAATTAAAAAATCTGTTATCAATCTAGTTAAAACTGAGATTGGTGAGAGATTTTTTAATAATTTATTGGGAACATCCGTTCAAAGATCACTTTTTGAATTGCAAGGAAGTGAAACATCTACATTAATTCAAGAAGAAATACAAAATGTATTAAATAACTTTGAACCAAGAATTTCATTAAATTCTGTTTATGTTGATGCTCCAGATGATACAAATGATTTAAATATAAGAATTTCATATAATATTGTTGGTTTGCCTTTTCCAGTTCAAAATATAGAATTTTTACTACAACCAACTAGAGTATAATGTCTTTTAATCAATTTACAAATTTAGATTTTAATTCTCTTCGATCTCAGATTAAAGATTATCTGAGATCGAATAGTAATTTCACGGATTTTGATTTTGAAGGATCTAACTTTTCTACATTAATTGATTTATTAGCATACAATTCTTATATTAATTCTTTTAATACAAATATGGCAGTAAATGAATCTTTTATAGATTCAGCTACTTTAAGAGAAAATGTAGTTTCTCTTGCAAGAAATATTGGTTATGTTCCAAGATCAAAAAGAGCATCAACAGCAAAAGTTAGTTTTAGTGCAAATGTGACATCACTAAAATCAAAAACTGTTACTTTAAGATCTGGAATTGTTGCTCTTGGTGCTGCACAAAATGGAAATTATATATTTTCAATACCAGAAGATATTACAGTAAATGTAGATGATAGTGGAATTGCAACTTTTAATGATATTTTAATTTATGAAGGATCATATTTAACAAAAACTTTTATAGTTGATTCATCTCAACCAAATCAAAGATTTATAATTCCAAATCCTAATGTTGATACATCGACAATCAGAACTTTTGTGAATACTAATGCTATAGAAGAATATAAACAATATTCAAATATTTTTAATGTAGATTCGAGTAGTAAAATATTTTTACTACAAGAAATAGCAGATGAAAAATATGAAATTTTATTTGGAGATAATATTTTAGGAAAAAAACCAATCAATGGAAGTAGTTTATTTATTACATATATTGTCACTAATGGTAGTAGTGCAAATGGTGCTTCCAATTTTACATTTTCTGGTATATTGGTAGATAATAATGGATATCCAGTCACAAGTGGCATTTCATTATTATCTACCATACAAGCATCACAAAATGGAGATGAAATTGAATCAACTGAATCAGTTAAGTATCTAGGTCCAAGAGTATATTCTTCTCAGTATAGAGCAGTAACTGCAAATGATTATAAAGGATTAATTACTTATCTTTTTCCAAATGTAGAATCAGTAAATGCATATGGTGGAGATGAACTTGACCCTCCACAATATGGTAAAGTTTTATTATCAATTAAACCAAGAAATGGTTCATTTTTATCACAAATTACAAAACAAGATATCAAAAAACAATTAAAACAATATGCTATTGCTGGAATTGAACAAGAAATAATTGATTTAAAATATTTGTATATTGAATCTCAAATAAATGTATATTATAACAAATCTATGATTTCAAATGTTCTTGATTTACAATCAAAAGTTTATAATACAATTAAAACTTATGCAGCATCATCAGAAGTAAATAATTTTGGAGGAAGATTTAAATATAGTAAATTAATATCTTTGATTGATAATACAAGCAATGCCATTACATCAAATATTACAACTGTAAAAATTAGAAGAAATCTTCAACCACAATTGAATGCACTTGCTAATTATGAAATATGTTATGGAAATAGTTTTCACTTAAAGAAAACATCAGATAACGGATTTGGATATAATATAAGATCTTCTGGTTTTACAATTAAAAATGTTGCTGATACGTTATATCTAACTGATAGACCTATCAATAATGAAAAAGGAACAGTAGTATATTTTAAACTTGTTAATAACATTCCAGTAATTACAGATACAAATGCAGGAACAGTTGATTATAAAAGAGGAGAAATTAAATTAAATCCTGTTATAATTACTTCATCACAAAATGCAGAAGGAATTCAGATTGAAGCATTGCCAGAATCTAATGATGTAATCTCTGTGAAGGACATTTATTTGGAACTAAATATTCCTAACATAGTAGTAAATATGATAGAGGACACACTTTCTTCTGGTCAAAATATTTCAGGAACTCAATACGCAGTTTCTTCAAGTTACGTAAACGGATATTATACGAGATAAGATGACGGAAATTAAATCAGTAAAAATTCAATCTTTAATTGAATCTCAAATTCCAGAGTTTTTAAATGAAGATTATCCGTTATTTAAGGAATTCTTGCAGCAATATTATATTTCTCAAGAATATCAAACAGGAATTGTAGATTTATCAAATAACTTAAACAAATACAAAAGTATAGAAAATTTCAATGATGAAACTTTCTATACTAAAAAAGTTTCTTGTGTTGTATCATCAAATGTTATTGCATTTGATGATACAATCAATGTAAATCATACAAATGGTTTTCCAAGTAAATATGGATTATTAAAAATTAATGATGAAATTATTACATATACAGGAAAAACTTCATCTTCTTTTACTGGTTGCATTCGTGGATTTAGTGGAGTTGATAGTCTTTCGCAGTCAAATAATGTTGAATTTTTAAATTTTATTTCAACAAATGCAACAGAACATACTGAAAACTCTATTGTTAATAATTTAAGTCTAATATTTTTTGAAAAAATATTTGAAAAGTTTAAGACTCAGTTTTTGCCAGGATTTGAAGGTAGAGAATTTTATTCTGGTATAAACTTACAAACAATTTTAAGTAGAGCAAAAGATTTTTATATTTCAAAGGGAACAGATACTTCTTTTAAAATTTTATTTCGTATTCTTTTTGGTGCTGAAATTGATGTAATTAAACCAAAAGATTATTTACTTAGACCATCTGATATTAAAAGTTTTATTACTAAAAATATTTTAGTAGAAAAAGTAAGTGGTGGAGATCCAGTAGAGTTACGAGGAAAAAGCATATTTCAAACTGTTGCTGGAGTTGGAACAGCAAGTGCATCAGTTTATAATGTAGAATATCGTCCACTTGAAGGAAAAAATTTATATGAAATTTCTTTAGATGAAACATCATTTATTTTAAATTTCAATTCAACTAAAAAAACTAATGTGTTGGAATCAGTTTCTGCTGGTTCAAGTTCAATTTTAGTTGATTCTACAATTGGATTTACAACTTCTATTCTTACTGTTTATCCAACAGGATTGACAAATTCTATTGAAATTCAGTATTCAGATAAAACAACAAATCAATTTTTTGGTGTGACTGGATTAACTTCAAATTTACAATACAATGATGTTGTTTTGGAAAAAAATTTCTTATATTCTTATCTAGATGATGGATCATTAATTGAATTTAGATTAATTAATATTATTAGTGAGATTGATTATTCAAAAACTAAAAAGATAAGAGTTGGAGATAAAGTATCTCTATTAAGTTTTGGAACAGATTTAAATGATAATATTCAATTAAATAGTTGGATTTATAATATTCCAACATCTCATAGTATTTCATTCAAAAAGTTAAATCTTGGTGATCCAGAAAATGAATATGTATTTAATACTTATGATGATGTTAAATTTATTATTGGAGAAACTATAGTATTTACAAATACAAATGACATAAATGATGCTCCATTTACTACGCAAGTAACTGATTATAATTTTTCTTCTAATGAGGTAAGAGTCAACACAAATACTGACCTATCAAAGAAAAATATATTAACTAAAACAATCCAAAAGGGATCTAGTTCTAATTTTTCCGAAGTAAGTATTTTACCAGCAGGAGTACAAAACACTTACTCTGACTATGATTTTAATAATTTTTTTGTTTCATCTAGTGGTGTTCCGAATTATCCTATCACTTCACAGATTAATCAATATAATGTTCAGGCAGGAGTAGGAAGTATATTTACAACAACTACACATAATTTGCAAACAGGAGAAAAAATATATTATGTTTCTTCTCCTGGTTCTGGAATTTCAAGTAGTTATTATTTTATCAAAAAAATTAATTCAAATCAATTTTATCTATCATTTAATCAGAGTGATTTATATAAAGAAAGTTATATTTCTGGATTTACTTCATCAGCAGATTATATTATAAAAGAAGGTTATTATGACAATAAAACAAAAAGTAGAAAACTATTAAATCACCAAAAGTTACTTAAAAAATTTAATTTAAAACAAAAAGAAAATATTTTTGATTACAATCAAGACAAATCAACAACAAATCGTTCAATTGGACTTTTAATTAATGGTGTTGAATTGTATTCTCCTACTGTTTTAAATGAAAGTATTTATTATGGAAAACTTGATAATGATTTTGTAGAAAAAGGTGGATCTGGATATGATGTAATTAATCCTCCAACACTTGCTGTTTATGATGATACTGGAATAGGAGGAATTATAACTCCTAATATTTCTGGAAGTGTAAAAGATATTAAAATTCTTTCTCCTGGAATTGGATATCAAAAAAAACCAAAAATTACAATTGAAGGTGGAAATGGATCAGGTGCTGTTCTAGAACCAAATTTAGTAAAAGCAAGAATCATATCAGCATTTAAAGGTGATTCTGTTGGAGTATCTTATAGTTCAGATATTATTACTTTTACTGGAAATCATAACTTTAATGATGGTGAACAGGTAATTTATAATTCAAATGGAAATACTAATATAACATATCGTGACACTAATCCATTTTTACCAGCACCAGGATATATAGATTCACCATTATCAACGGATGCGGTTTATTTTGTTGGAATAGTAACAAGCAATCAAATAAAACTTTATAAAAATTTAAATGATGCATTAAATAAAACAAATAATATTGATATTGTTGGAATTAGTTCTGGAATTCATTTCTTCAAAACTTTAAACTCCAAAAATACAATTAATAAGGTGTATGTAAAAAATCATGGATCTGGATATTCAAATAAATCAATTAAGATCTCTTCTGGAATTAATACTTACGATAATTATATTACTGCAAATGGACATAATTTTAATAATAAAGATATAGTAATATATTCATATACAAATAATCCTATTGGTGGTTTATCAACTACAACTCAATATTTTGTAACTGTTATTGATGAAAATAATTTCAAACTTTCTGATGCTGGAATTGGAACTTTATTTGTAGATTCAAATTATATCAATAAAAAATATGTAAATCTTACAGGAATTGCAAATGATGCCGATTCCCATACTTTTTCATATCCTCCAATTACAATAAAAATTGAAGCACTTCCCGGAATTGCACAAACATCAGTGGTTCAACCAGTCCTTCAACCAATTGTTACTGGTCCAATTGAAAGTGTTTTTGTTCAAAATTCTGGAGTTGGGTATGGTTGTTCAAATATTATTAATTTCCACAGAAAACCAGATATTGAAATTTCAAGTATTTCAGAAGCAATTTTAAAACCATCAATAATAAATGGAACAATTATTGATGTTCAAATATTGAATTATGGAAGTGGATATGGGAATGATGTAGATATTATTATTACTGATATTAATAGTAATGGAAAATATGCAGATATTGTACCAATTATTAAAAATGGAAAATTATCATCTGTACAAATATTAAATGGTGGTATTGGATATGGCAATAATACTCAACTTACATTACAAAGAAGAGGTTCGGGAGTATTATTTGGAAGCAATGTTTATGAATGGAAAATAAATCAAGTAGTAAAAAATAATATTTTTGGTGATAATGGGTATATTATACCAAATATAAATGAAGATTTGGGTTTAAAATTTGTTCATTTTTATCCACCAACAAATTTAAAAAGAATAGTAAAAGATGGAATAGAAAATAATTATCCAATACTTGGTTGGGCATATGATGGAAATCCAATTTATGGATCAAATATACTTGATGGATCTTCATATAAAGAAGCAACATCTAGTTATAAAATTAAAAAAGAAACTAATCTGCAATTAAGACCCCCAAATTTTGCTGAAGGATTTTTTATTCAAGATTATCAATATTCTTACTTAGATGGTGATTTGGATGAATATAATGGAAAATATTTAGTTACACCAGAATTTCCAACTGGAACATATGCATATTTTTCTACAAATGACTATCCATATGTAATTGGCAATAAGTTTAAAAATAATCCAATTTCACAAAATTATGATGGTCAGTTTAATCAAAATACAAATTTTAAAAATATTGATATTGTGAGAAATATTGGTCCATATTTTATCAATTCAAATCAATCCAGTTATGGTTTATTTAATTCTGTAGATAAAAAATACAAACAAGATTTTATTGTCACAAAAACATTATCATCTGGAATAAATTCCATAACAATTTATAATCCAGGAAAAGACTATAAAGTTAATGATAGCATAAATTTTAATAATAAAAATACTGATGGTACTGGTGTTTCTGCAGTTATATCAAGAATTAAAGGAAAAGATATAAGTAATATTGTAGTTGGAGTATCTACTTTTGATGATGTTGTATTTTACAATAAATCAAATATAATATTTGGAGTAACTAAAACACCACATAATTTACTTAATCAAGATCAAATTCTTGTATCATCAATATCCGATTCTAATTATAAAAATTTAGAAGGTTATAAAACCATTAATGTAGTTCAAAAAACAATTGGATTGACAAGTTCTATTTTAAGTCAATCTTTAACAGGAGTATCTACATCCATTTCAGTTAAAGATATTTCTGGTTTTGAAGTTAATAATTATATTCAGATAGATTCTGAAGTATTATTGATTACTAATATTATACCACAACAATCAGCATTTATAGTGAATCGTTATAGTGGATTTACTGGTATTCATACTGCTGGAATATCATCTGTAACATTATTACCAACTAAATTTACTTTTGTTCAAGATGACATAACATCAAATTCATATAATAATGATACAGTATATTTTAATCCATCCAATAGTGTTGGTGTTGGAACTTCAGGAACAAACTATTTTGTTTCTGGAATTGGTGTTACAAATATATTTGTACCTTCAAGATCAATTTATATACCAAATCACACTTTTTATACTGGTCAGAAATTAACTTATAGGACTGGAGCATCAAATCAAGGTCTTGTTGTTTCAAATACTGGAGCAGGAACAACATTTAGAATTCAAGATGGTCAAACTGTCTATGCATTGAATTTTGGAGTTAATTTTGTTGGATTATCTACATTAGGATTTACCACTTCATCTGGAATTGGAACAGAATTAAATTCATTGTATTTTACAGATAATTATAATGTTGGATATTCTCATTCATTGACAACAAATTATAATTTAATTAAAGGAAGAATTGAAAATTACTCTGTAAATGTTTCAACCGCACAAACTCATGAATTATTAACTGGAGATAAAGTCATTTTTAATCTTTATCCAAGTTCAAACGAAACAATTAGTTTTAGATATGACTCAATTATAAGAAAAGTAACAACAGAAAAAATTGCATTTGACTCTTCCACTGGAATTAATATTTCTAATTCCACAGTAAATATTCCAAATAATTCTTTTGTTACTGGAGATAAAGTTGTATATTATGCAAATGGAAATTCTTCTATCGGTGGGTTGACTGATAATTCAACATATTTTATTTTGAAAAAAAATCCTGATAGAATTAGTTTATGTAATTATGGATATGATGCAAGTGTTGGAATTTCAACTGTATTATTAACATCTTCTAGTACAGGAACCCATTATTTTGCAAAAATAAATCCACAAATAAACGCAACGCAAGGAAACACTATTAGTTTTGATATTTCAGATCCAAGTCTGAATGATATGCAATTATTTCTTTATAGTGATAGGAATTTTACAAAAGAATTAGAAACATATAATTATAATAATCTTAAATTGACAACACAAACAATAAATTATCCAAATCAAATATATTATAATTTTATTGCAAAAAATTCTGCATCAAATGAACAAAAGTATATTTCTTCTGATTCTGAAGTATTAAATTCAAATCAAATAAAAATAAACAAAAGTGTTTATAATAAAGAGTATGCAATAATTAAAATTGCAAATAATTCATTTAAATTTGATTTAACAAAAAAACCAGAAACTACATCATACACATCTACTTCTGGAATCACTTCAATATTTTATGATACAAATTCTTTGACTGCAAAAGGTCTGATTTCAAAAATAAAAATAAATTCACCTGGAAAAGGATACAAAAAACTTCCAAAAATAACTTCAATAAAATCTGGAATTGGAACAAATTATATTTTAAGAGCAGATTCAAATAATTTAGGAAAAATTGATTCATTGGAAAGAGTTAAAGATGGATTTGATTATCCAACTGATATTACTTTGAATCCATATCTTGGAGTTCCCGCAGTAGCACAAATTGATAATATTTCTAGAGTTGATTATGTTGGAGTTATTACTGGTGGAAAAAATTATAATTATCCTCCAATTTTAAAAGTAATTGGAAATGATAAAATTAAATTATCTGCATCATTACAAGGTCAATCAGTAGTATCAGTATCTATTAATCAAAATACTAACAATTTATCAATACCATTAGATATAATACCAACAAATAATTCAAATGGTTATGATATCAATGACATTAAAATATCTGAAAATGATGTAATTTTAGAACTTATTAATGTAGATAATCAAATATATCCATTGTTTTCTAATACTTATGGAAGTTCAAATGTTGAATTTCCATTTTCAGTTGGAGATAAGATTTTTATTGAAAGATGTAGAATTTTTGATGAATATGATACAAAAGGAGATTTAATAGTAAAAAATAATTACAATTCAAAAAATTATAATTATCAATTTTTTACTGTAACTGGAATAAGCACTGTTAATTATACAGTAACTTATAGTTCATCTGGTATTAGTACCAATTTTGGAATTTATGATATTAGATTTGGTCCTGGTTATGTGGTCAATCAAAAAGATATTGCTAAATTCCAAATGTTTATTGTTGATGATTTAAGTTATACTTCAGGTGAATCTGTTTTTGGTTATGATAATTCTGGAAATAATGTTTTTTCCGCAACCGTTATGGAAAATGGTTGGGATAATGATATCAATGAAATAAGAATGATTGATTGTAAAGGTGAACTTGAAAATGGGAATACATTAAAGGGTCAGATTTCAAAATTAGAGGGAACAGTAAAAAATGTAAATCAATTTAAATTGAAAACAACATTAGGAATATCAAGAGATAAAATTAATAATTTTAGTGACCCTGTTGGAATCACTAATGATTATCTTCAAAGAATTTCAGATAATAATTATTATCAAAAATTTTCATATGCAATAAAAAGTGAAATTTCATATGACAAATGGAAAGAACCAGTAAAATCTTTAATACATCCATCTGGATATAAAGAATTTTCCGATTTAAACATTATTGGAATTTCTACTGATGGTCCAGTTAATATTGGAATTGCAAAATCTTCAAATATGAAGGTTTCTACTGCATCTTCATTGACATTATTAGTGGAAATTGATAGTTTGTCATCATTTAATACTAGAAATAATTTTGCAACTGCTATTGATGACAATATGTTTGAAGATGGTTCTGTAGAATCAGTAGTATTAACTGGTGTGGATCTCACTCCATACTTATTATGCAAAACAAACAAAGTTTTAAAAATTGATGATATAAGTAATCAATTTACTGGAACAAAAACATATATTTCTATTGCAACAACTTCTGTTACTTTTGATTCATCATATCCATTTAATCTTGGAGTATCTACATCTGGATTAAAAGTTGGAGATTATATTGGATTTAGTACATTATTGAAAGATCCAATTGATACTATTGTAGTATCAATTGGAATTAATTCAATTGGGATTGGATCATTTTATGGACATAGAATTACATCTGGAATAACTACACAAATTTTAAACTTTAATAGGTTCTTATCAGGAAATTCCATAGTTGGTTTAAGTTCATTCAAATTGACAAATTCGATTGGAACTTCTGTTTATCCATTATTCTATAAACAATTTGATAGTTCAAATTCAATCACAACTTCTGTAAATTTATCTTCTCAATATTTTACAATTCCTAATCACAATTTTCAAACAGGACAAAATGTAATTTATTCATATGATAATGGCACAGCAATTGGTATTGCTACAACGTCAATATTAGAAAGTTCAATAATAGTTCAAAACACAAATGGTAATATCCCATACTTGTCTGTTGCATCAACAGATTCAAGTATTATTATGGAAGTTTCTGGTGGTGGATATATTGGAAGCGCAATTTATGAAAATGGATATAATGTTGCAATCAGTACGACAATATCTGGAACTTCTGCGGTTGTCCCCTCATCTGCATCAAAAAATGTATTTTATGGATTTGGAAATCCATTCCCACAAAAA